GATATTTCTTGATGGTAACAGAAAAAATTGTGATTTATCAAATCTATGTTTAATACCTAAATCTTACATAGCAATTTTAATGAAAAACAATCTAAGGTCAGAGGATAAAGAATTAACACTAACGGCTGTTGAATGGTGCAGGTTATATCAAGCACTGAAAGAAAGAGAGGTTATTAAATGTTAAGTGAAAAATTGATGCGTATTCAGACGGAGATTAAAGCCCCGAAGAATTTATATAATTCATTCGGGAAGTACAAGTACAGAAATGCAGAGGGCATTTGCGAAGCGGTAAAGCCTTATTTGCAGAAAGAAAAATGCGCTTTGACGTTAACAGATGAAATTATTGATATTGGAGGAAGGGTGTATGTAAAAGCAACAGCAACATTTAGTGATACGGAATCAGATGCAACTATAAGCGTTTCCGCAATGGCAAGGGAAGCAGCCGAAAAGAAAGGCATGGATGATTCACAGATAACAGGAACGGCATCTTCATATGCCCGCAAATATGCCCTGAATGGTCTTTTCCTGTTGGATGATACAAAGGATGCCGATTCGGATGAATACAAGAACCAGACGGATGCAAAAGCGGAACAGGAAAAGGATGATAAGAAAACCGAGGAAATCGGGAATATGAAGATTGCCAATGTAAAGGTACAGGCACTCCGCAAGCATTTAACGGATGAGGGCATTGACGAAGAAAAGATATTGACGATTTACAAAGTTTCTGATTTGGCAGAACTTAACGAAAGACAGTTCAGGCACATTAACGATAATTTAAACAAGATTAAAGAAATGTAGGTGATTGCATGGAATGCACAGGAAAATTGTTATCGGTGCAGCGTGATTGGCAAAGTAACAAGTTACATATCACATTTCAAATCAATGAGCAACCATCCGAAGAAATTAACTTCCTTGCAGGGTGTGAGAAATTATCCATTGAAGCGAAGAAGTACAGGCAGAAGCGGTCACTTGATGCAAATGCTTATGCGTGGGTTTTGATGCAGAAAATAGCGGAGGTAATTCATTCTGATAGATGGTCTGTATACATTGAAATGCTTAAAAAGTATAGCCGAGAGTTTACATTCGTCATCTGCAAGGAAAACGCAATAGATAGATTGAAAGAATTGTATCGAACTTGCGTTGATTTGGGCGAAGTGAATGTGAACGGAACAGAAGGGCATCAGATGCAGGTGTTCTTTGGCTCGTCAACATTTGATAGCAAGGCAATGAGTGTATTCATTGACGGAATTGTGAGTGAGTGCAAGGAGTTAGGTATTGAAGTAATTCCACCTGATGAAATAGCAAGAATGAAATCAATGTGGGGTGACCTAAATGAAAAGCATAATTCAAACTGAAAAAGAATGTTATTTTTGCGGTATGCCCTACAATTTGCACCGACATCACATTATATACGGCACTGCAAACAGAAAACAATCAGAAAAGTATGGGCTAACGGTTTGGTTGTGCCAATCACACCACACAGGATGCGCAGGAGTACACTTTAACCGTGAGTTAGACTTGCACTTGAAGAAGTTAGCGCAGAAGCGTTTTGAAGCCGAATATGGGGATAGAAACGAGTTTAGAAGCATATTTGGAAAATCGTATTTATAGAAAGGAAAAGCAAAAATGAATAATGGAAGTTACATGGGAAGAATGACAAAAGATTTTACACTTGCGACAAGTGGAAAAATGGGAACAGGAACTGTTGCAGTAGATAGACCGTTTCCATTCGGAAAGGATAAAGACGGAAACCAGATTACCGATTTTTTGACAGTGAAAATCATTGGTGAAGATAATGCAAAACGTGCGGAAAAATATCTGCACAAGGGAACAAAGATTGCATTCACTGGAATCACTTGTAGAGATACATCAAAAGATGATGATGGAAAATGGAACGAATTTAACTACATCATGGTGACAGCTTGGGAATTTGCAGAAAGCAAAGGCGCACAGGCAAGCACACCAAAGGAAGACGATTGGTTGAATGCGACAGATACAGACCTTCCATTTTAACAGGAGTGATAACATGACAATAAATTCAAAGCAAAAGGGAAACCGTTTTGAAAGACAACTTGCGGGAATGCTTAGAGAATACGGTTACGATTGCAGACGTGGACAGCAGTATTGCGGTGCTAATGGTGATGCAGATGTTGAAGGGCTTCCATATATTCATATTGAAGCGAAGCACGTTGAGAAAATGCACTTGTATGACTGGATGGCGCAGGCGAAAAGGGATGCTAAAGGGAGCGCAAAACTCCCTGCAGTATTCCACAAGAAAAACCATGCGGAAGTATTAGTGACAATGGCATTTGATGACTGGATGCAATTATACAGAGAATTTGAAGCAAGCATGAGCATGAAAGGAGAAGACAATGAAGAAAACAACGCATGATCTAGTTAAAAAAATATTAGAGCAAAGACCAGAAACAAGAAACAGTGATATGTTCTTATACACTGTATTAGCGCAGCATATTGAAGAAGAAAAAGGGGTTGATATTACCGAAAAGCCATTCTGCTTTGTTTTATGCAATCTGAAAAAATTAGGCTTGCCTTCGCTTGAAAGTGTAGGCAGGGCAAGACGTAAGATTCAGGAACAATATCCACACTTACAAAGTGATAAGAAGGTAAAGGAAAAGAGAGCGGATAATGAGGAACTGTTCAGACAGTATGCAAGGGGTGTTTACTAATGGCAATCTATAGAAATGTAATAATGTCATTTTGGACAGATAGTAAGATTGTAGACGATTTTACACCCGAAGACAAGTTTTTCTACCTGTACTTAATAACGAATCCACATACAAATTTATGCGGGTGTTATGAAGTCAGTTTAAAGAACATGTCAAATGAAACAGGGTATAACGAAGATACTATAAAGAGATTGATTAAACGCTTTAGTGAAGTGCATAACACAATCAGGTATTCAAGCAATACAAAAGAGGTGCTTCTTTTAAATTGGTATCGTTACAATTGGACTTCAAGCCCTAAATTAGATAAGCCATTATTGGATGCAATACAGAAGATAAAGAATAGTGATTTTAGAAACTACTTAGGAGATTTATATAATAACAGAAATACGGTATCGATACCCTATCAATATGATATAGATACAACTGTTACTGTATCTGTTACTGATACTGTTACTGATACTGAAAAACCTAAGAAAGAAGTAAAACATAAATATGGAGAATATAACAACGTTCTTTTAACTGATGATGAACTGCAAAAACTAAAAACTGAATATTCAGATTATCAGAAGAAAATTGAAAATCTATCTTCTTATGTTGCTAGTACAGGGAAATCATATAAAAGCCATTATGCAACTATTAGAAATTGGGCTAGGAGAGACGGAAATAAGAAACAAGAAGTCAACACAGGTGTTCCAGTTGGAAATGACCAGACAGACCTAGACGATTTATTTTGAGGTGATTAAATGTTTGATGAAATATTGGAATCAATCAAAGTTCCTGAACCTGATAAAAAATATCTCGGTGAGGATGGCTTTATGCACTGTTCAAAATGCCATGACAGGGTTGAAACAGTCATAAAGCATCCCTTCACAGGGATTGAAAGAAAAGTGGCTATTATATGCAGTTGCAGAAAGGAAGAGGAAGAAGCATATAAGGAACGAGAACGAATGCAAGACCGTGAGAGACGAAGAAGAATATGCTTTGCAGATACTAATATGTCAAATTGGAATTTTGCAAATGATGATAGGAAAAACCCGAAACTATCAGATGCAATGAAAAGATACGTTGATAACTTCAATGAATTTAGACAGACAGGAAAAGGGCTGCTGCTGTTCGGTACGGTGGGAACAGGGAAAACATATTATTCTGCCTGTATAGCGAACAGCCTTATTGATGAGGGTTACAACGTATTAATGACGAACTTTGCAAGGCTGACAAATCAGATTCAGGGAATGTATGAAGGGAAGCAAAAATATATAGACAGTTTAAACAAGTATTCGCTTTTAGTGATTGATGATTTAGGGGCAGAACGAAAATCAGAGTATATGCAAGAAATGGTTTTCAATATCATTGATAGCCGATACAGATCGGGCTTGCCGTTTATAATCACAACGAACCTAACAGCAGAGGAAATAAAGAAACCGCAAGATGTGGGGTATTCACGAATATATGACAGAATACTTGAAAGATGTTTTCCAGTTGAAATGTCAGGGTCAAGCAGGAGAAGGGAAAGTGTAAAAGATACATATTTTGAAGTGAAGGACAAGCTGGGATTGTAACATGAGAAATTTTGAAAACAGGAAATGTATATATTGCGGTAAAGAGTTTGCACCGAGGACAGGCAATCAAAAGACTTGCGGAGCGCAAGAGTGCCAAAAGAAATTAAAGCGCAAGGTTTGTTTGGATGTGTATTACAGAAATCGAGAGTTGGCTAAAAAGGAAGAGCATAAAATAATCACCGTGAAGGATAAGGGTGTTTGCGATGGGTGTAAATATTTAATACCGAGTAATTACGGTTATACAGAACTGCAGAGTGCGTGTGATTATGCAGAAATGACAGGCAAAAGCAGATTGGTTATTGAACTTAAAAATGGCGGTTATCGCAGCGATTCCTGCCCTTGTTATGATAAAGGGAAAAGGGGCAGAGGAAGGAAGGTTAAACATGAGAACAGTAAATAACATGGCGAAACCGAGTTTGCGTTTTAACTCGGCACAGAACATGGATGCAATGGAGAAACAAAAAAACATCCGAGAATCGGCAAGGGTAGCAATGAAAAGAAACCCATATGCAGGAACGGTTGCGGATAAAGGCGGATTGAAAAAGGGGTGATTTCGTGGAAGCGAGAGAATATTTAATGCAGGTTCGTAAACTTGACAAGATGATTGAAAACAAAATGGTTGAAAAAGAGCAGTGGAAAGCCATAGCAACAAATACAACAGCAAGAACAGAAGGGGAGAGAGTTCAATCATCATGCAGCCAAGAAAAAATGGCGGATGCAGTGTGCAGATATGTAAGCATTGAGGAAGAAATAAATCAGTGCATTGACAAAATGGTTGATATAAAGCAGGGAATCATTAAAACAATAGAACAGTTACCGTCAGATTTATATGACATTCTTCATAAAATGTATATTGGTTTAATAGATCAGAAAACCAAAAGAATATATTATCTGCAGTTGGAGGACATTGCGACCAAATACGATAAATCGTATACATGGGCGAAGAATAAGCATGGCAGGGCATTAAAGGCTGTTCAGAAGATACTTGATGAAAGGCAGGGGACAAAATGAAAGAAGATGTATTGATTGTAGTATATGAAGAAAATTATGATATGCCGATGTTGGTAGTCGGTAGAAAAACGCAGGACGGTGTTGAAACGGTAAGCAGTTTTAAGAATGACAAAGCGGAGGAATTATATAAAAAACTTACAGATGAATATAACAATGGTTGGATTCCCTGCAAAGAAAGACTTCCAGAAGAAAATGCGGTTGTTCTTACTTGCGACAAAGAAGGATGGATAAGTGTAAATGTATATATGCCTTATATGGGTGCGAAGAATGATTTTGAATGCGGATATTATGAAGCGTGGAGACCACTTCCAGAACCATATAAGAGCGGTGTGGAGGTATGATGTTTATAAAAAGAAAAGTGGGGCTGATAGCCCCGAGATTTAAGTATGAAACTTCGAATATAGCGTTTTGTTGCGTGAAACCGTTTGAGGGTTTTGAAGTAGGCAGAATTTATAAACCGTTTGCATACACGGCAGACCTTACTAATTACACAGACTTTGCGTTATTTGATAATAACGGTGAAGTGTATTTCATGGAAGACAGGATTGTCAGAAGCGGTATTTTTAAAGTAATGCTGCATGGGAATTTATTTGTGAATAGTTATCTGCAGGAGGAAAAGGATTCTGTCAGGTTTATTGAATATGAAAATACATACTGGAAAAAATACGCAACGTCAGAGGAATTTGCGTTTTAACGGTTAGTGCGGTAACGAAAACTTTAGCGGAGGAATGAGTATGGCATTTTACAAATTATTTTACATACTTCATAGGCGTACCGATTGGTTCAGATTGTGGCGTTGGGAAAGAGAAATAATGATGCCAGAATGGTATGAGGAACGAGAACGGCAAGCAGAATTGGCAATGCAAAGACTTATGATGCCATTTGGTATTTGTAAAAGTATGTTAAACGGAAAAACAGAATTTATTTAAACTGAATGTGAGAGGTAATGAGATATGAAAAAGAAAATGAAAGATGTGACTTTTGAAGAATTTGACAAATGGTGCAACAGACGTGCTTGTGACGGTCAATGGTCTATGTTTACGGCTGTAAATTGTGCCGAAGCAATAAGACAAGTATTTGCAGTAAAGCCACTATTTGGAAGAAAGAAAGCAAGAGAAAAAGAGTGGGAACGTATTAAAAATGAGCATTTCAAGTTAGATGCTGAATTGGAGTTGAACTGACTTTTAGAGAGGTGAGTAGATATGGCTTGGGTATGGGTAAGTAGAATAGTATGTTTAATTTTAGGAATTTTTATAGGAATGTTAATAACGGTTAAGCATTATGAGGATAACTTAGAAAACTGATTGTTAGGAGTGTAAATATAATGAACGAAGTAAAATTATTACCATGTCCGTTTTGCGGTGAATACAAAGCAAAAATAGATAAGGGAGTTAATGGTTATTGTATAACATGTACGCACTGTAAAAGCAATTCTGGAGCATATTCAGAGGCGGGAAAAGCAGTAAAAGCATGGAATACTCGTATTAAACCTCGTTGGAGTGTATAGCAGTGACTATAATTCACTAAACCGTAGTTTTGAGAGGTAAATAATATGTCAGAAGATTATAAAAAACCGTCAGTGTGTGACAGTTGCGAAATAGGGGACTATTGGGAGTGTATGTTTTGTTGTGCTAAGTGCTACGAAGATTATGGGGAATGCCCGAATCCCGATTGCGACCCAATGGATATTTAGCAGATAGGAGAGTGAGAGAATGAGTATGACGGTTGATTACAAGGAAATAGCGGAAGCGTGGGATGGTCAAAAGCCATATGGAAGAAGTGGTGGAAAATCGTTTTGGCTTGCCATAAGAGTTGCTATTGAAAAGCAGATACCGAAGAAGCCAGACTATCAAGGAGAACACGAAAAATGCCCTACTTGTGGAAGTTTTCATGTGTTCGGAAATTATTGTACAGAGTGTGGGCAGAAATTAGATTGGGAAAAATGAAGGGAGAAAAACAATGAGTGAAATAACAATTATTACAACAATGGAAGTGACAAAGATTTATAAGGATGTACCAGAATGTTTTGAAATTGACAAAACACGATATGGGGAAATGATGAAGGAACGAATCAAGAAAGCGGAACACGCTGATGATGTTGTTGTTACTAATGTGCAGGAGTTTGCGATGTAAAAATAGTTTAGGGAAAAAAGTGACGGAAAGTGACTAAAATAGTCCATGATGTTACTAAATTGTCCTTTAATATTGTGAAATACATAGTATAATGGTATATAGGATAATGAGTTTTAAGGCGGTGCTTTCGGGTGCTGCCTTTTTTATTTGCCTGTACAAAAGATAAGGATGAGAACAAATGAATATTCAAATGATGAGGGTTGCGGATATAGTTCCTTATGAAAACAACCCACGAAAGAATGATGAAGCAGTAAAATATGTTGCAGAATCCATTAAAGAGTTCGGCTTCAAAGTGCCAATCGTTATTGATAAAGATAATGTTATAGTCGCAGGGCATACACGATTAAAGGCAGCTAAGAGATTAAAACTGGATGAAGTTCCTTGCATTGTTGCGGATGACTTGACAGAAGAACAGATTAAGGCATTCCGACTTGCTGACAATAAGGTGGGCGAAAAAGCCGATTGGGATTTTGACCTTCTTTTTGATGAATTAGAAGATATAGTTGATATAGACATGGAACTTTTCGGATTTGATGATGAGCCTGTAGAAAAGTATGATGAAAAAAACGATGAAACGCTTATAGATAAATTCTTAGTTCCTCCCTTTTCGGTGTTAGATTCAAAACAGGGATACTGGCAAGACAGAAAAAGAAAGTGGAAACAAATCGGTCTCGCTTCTGATGTTGGCAGGGATGAAGGGTTGTTGGGTGATGGGTTAAACAGACTTGCAAAAGCGCATGGAAGCAACCTGACAGGCACAAGCATATTCGACCCAGTGCTTTGCGAGATTATGTATAAGTGGTTCAATATAGACGGTGGCAAAATATATGACTGCTTTGCGGGTGGTAGTGTGCGAGGAATAGTTGCTGCAAAGTTAGGTTATGATTATGAGGGCATTGAACTAAGAAAAGAGCAGGTTGATGCAAACTATGAAAATGCTTCTGATATTGGTGTTGAAGTTAAGTGGTATTGCGATGACAGCCTAAATGCCGACCTATACATAGAAGATGATAGTGCGGATATGATTATGTCATGTCCACCATATGCTGATTTAGAAGTATATAGTGATGACCCACGTGATATAAGCAACATGGAATATGAAGACTTTTTGAATGTTTACAGACAGATCATAAGCATAGCCTGCAGAAAACTTAAAAATGATAGATTTGCAGTTTTCGTTGTTGGTGATGTGCGAGATAAAAAAGGCTTTTATCGTGATTTTGTCGGTGACACAAAGAAAGCATTCGCAGATAACGGCTTGCTGTTATATAACGATATGATATTACTTGAATGCTTCGGAACTGCAGTGCTTAGAGCAGGGAAACAATTTGAAGCAGGAAGAAAAGTTGTTAAATGTCATCAGAATGTCCTTGTATTCTATAAGGGTGACCCGAAGAACATAAAAGACAATTATAAAAAAATAGAAGTTGAAGAAATAATCAAAGAATTAGTCGAAGAAGACATTGAATAATATAGCGAATTACCTTAATATCAAAGAAAAAAGAGGTATAAGGTATGGATAATATATTATATATGAATGCTTTAGATGCGAGGGCAATGTATAGGGCAGGCATTATAACGAGAGAAGAAGCGAAAGAAAAGATAAAGCCATATGCAGAGTTTTATAATGAAAAGTGTTCGCAAATAGCAAAAAAATATAATCAAAGAGCAAAAAAATTCAACTTTTCAAGTTTTATGAGATAGCATCAGGAATGGTGCTATTTTTATTTTTTAAAAGGCGGTGCTGCTTGGTGGAGACATTGAAGATATTGAAACAGTTATATAAAAATAAAACAATTACCAGACAACAATATAGTACATATAAAGGGCAGGTGCTTTCGGGAAATGAGAGTGCCTGCCTTGTTGGTTTGCGTAGAAAGAAACTTATAGGGTGATAGCATGGCAAATTCAGACAATTTAAGAACGCTAACCTCGGATGAAGCACGAGAAATCGGCAAAAAAGGTGGGAAAGCATCTGCAAAAGCAAGGCAAAAAAAGAAGCAGATGAGAGAAACACTTGAATTGTTGCTGTCTATGCCTTTGGAAAATGCAAATATTGATTGTTTGGAAAATATAAAGGGTTTTAAAGACCTGAAAGGAAAGAACATAACGGTGCAAGATGCAATAATGATTGCACAGGTGCAGAAAGCATTAAAAGGGGATATTCGTGCAGCAGAGTATATCCGAGATACGGCAGGACAGAAGCCGATAAATTCTGATGTGCTAGGCATGAAGCAAAAAGAATTAGAATTAAGAGAAAAGCAAGTAGAGAATAATCTATGGTGATAGAATGAGCCTATTTGATTTTTATAGAAGTAAAGAATGGGAACGATTTAGAAAAGTAGTAATCAATGAGCGAATGACAAAAGAGGGATTCACCATTGATGAATATACAGGAAAGCCGATAGTTAAAAACTACGATATTATCCTGCATCATATAGAGCCATTAACAGAAGAAAATTATACTGATGCGAATATAAGCCTTAATCCTGAAAACATTATGCTTGTATCGCATAAATCACACAACCTGATCCACAACAAATTATCTTATAGTTGTAGACAGGTTTTTATTGTGCATGGAAGCCCTTTATCGGGAAAGACGAGTTATGTTGAAGAAAATATGCTTGAAGGTGATTTAATAATTGATATGGATAGCATATGGCAGTGCATAAGCGGACAGGATAGATATGTTAAGCCGAATAGGTTGAAGTCAGTAGCGTTTGCTGTTAGAGATAATCTTTTGGAATCTGTCAAGTATCGCAGGGGTAAATGGTTAAATGCTTATATCATTCAATCCTTGCCGATAAGCAATGACAGGGATAGATTAGTGAACACGCTAGGCGCAAGGCTGATTCACATAGACACAGACAAAGAAACTTGTCTGCAAAGATTGCATGACAATCCTTGTGGAAGGGATATAAATGAATGGACTAAATATATAAACGATTACTTTAGAGATTTTGAAATGTACGGATGATATGGAGGTATACGAATGATATTTAATACAGGAAGTGGCGGTGCAGGAACAGCCGAGCAGATGAAGTATGATAACGCAGAAAGCGGATTACAGGCGGACAATGTACAGGGTGCTATTGATGAGGTGTCCGACAGTTTAGGAAGATATGATTTATTACATAGCACAAATGCAAATAGTAATTCATTTTCAGAAGCAACGATTAACGATATAACCAAATATAAATTTTTGCTTTTATATGTAAAAATTGACGGCGTTACAATAGGCAGTATTATAGTACCAACAAATTTATTTAAAGCAGAAAATACAAGTCCGTCAAATGCTATCGTTGCCTTTTTTGCGAATAATGAGAGTGGAGTTCTTAAAACTTATCAATATCAAATTTATTATATTAACGATACAAAAATTGGTTTTAAACTCTATAAAGACGGTACGTGTAATCCATCGGGTTGTTTATATGGTATTGGATAAACTGTCGCATGAGGTATCAATATGAGATATAGAATAGAATATTTTATAATTATTTTTGTAACTATAATATGCGGTATTTATATGTGGTTACATTAATAAACTATCGTTTTAAGAGGTAAAAAATGAAAATATTTTTATTAATATTCACATTCCTTTTGTCTATGCTTTGCACGGCAAGATTCTACAATGGGGAATATGAGTAAACTATCGTTTTTTATGAGGTATTCAGCATGAAGTTAAGAATCGAATATATTCTGATAGCAATCGCAACTATCGTATGCACGATCTATATGGTGCAGAGCGGAATAAAATAATACAGGAGGTACAAAAGATGACACAGTTGCAGAGCCAGTATGTAATTGAAAAATTGAAGAAGGGCGAAAAGGTTACTTGTGTTAATTTCAATAACTACAAGATATCTGATTGCGGCAGCATGACAATGGACAACTTATTAAAAGCCATTGACGATGATATGTGCTTGTTCTTTATTAAATCCGCATAGGAAGGTGAATTAGGGCGAAAGCCTTTATATACATACTAAAGATAATTAAATAAAAATTATTGGAGGTATGTATATGATTTTAAATTTAAGCGGTGGTGACAGTAGTGTAAGTGCCGAGGGTGTTAAGTATGGCGATAGCAATGTAGGTGTGGCTCTTGATGTTTTAGAGGATGAACTAACAGCAAACGGACAGCGCATATACTTAGATTACCAGAATGGACAGTATGGATATAATACGGATGCTTTACGAGGTGCTGATACATTTAGCCCTTTTAAGTCTGGTGGCGGGAATGAGTTTAATATACTTACTACAGTTTCACCAGTAGCTGGAGATAAACTACCTACAATAGAGGGTAATGGATATATCGTTATAAGAAGAATGCCGTCAGCGTCTAATGCGACAGATAACATACAAGTATTTATAGACGGAAATACTATAGGGTTTATGGCTAAATCTTATTTCAACAGTGCTATTCACAATGGCTATTATAAGTTTTATTTTCAAAAGAGTGTAAGTTTTACAGGTGGCAGGACTAATGATTTATATTCCTATCAAACTTTATTAGCAGATAAACCTTTAGAAGATAAGTATGTTATTACACAAGGTAAAACGTCAGGAACAAATTATACTACTATTACTGGCAGGGGAGAGATATTAATATCAAACTTTGCTAGTGCATCGACCATATATTATAAGGTAGATGATAATGAAGAAGTAGCATTTACTTATTATTACTATGACTGTTTAGATTTATACTTTAATAACAGTATTACATTTAAAAGTCACAGTGGTGACCAATATCCATTTTATTATATAGCTTATAGAGAGTTATAACCCCTCCCCTATAAATTTTAAAAATCATTTTGGGTAC